GGCTCCGGTCGGGTTGCCTGACACAGCAGAAAGGCTCGTTTCGGTCCGCGCCGTGGCGCTACTTCGACCTGTTAGGCGCTTTGTACCCCCCGACTGCGGCGGCGTAAACCGTCACTTAACGCCACCGTGCAACGTTGGTCTTATCTCCGGTTAATCTCGCCCCGAAATGGGGATTAAGCCGGCGCGCGTTTTACGCCACGTGCCGCGCGCTCTGCCCACGCTGCAGCTGCGCCCGGCGCTCCAGCTCCGCCCGAACCCGCTCGTGCAACTGCTGCACACGCTCGTGATAGGTCCGCTCCGAGCGAATGCGCACCCGCCGCATCTGCTGCGCCACCGTAGGGATCGGGTCCGGCAGATAACGCACCATCGCCAGCTTCACCAGCTGCGTCTCCAGGCAGAACGGCGGGCGGCTCGTGTGTCCGGCCTGCCGCCAGGCGCGCGCCAACTGGCGGTCCTGCACCAGCCCTGCCTGCTTGATCGTCCCGATGGCCGCATCCACCTCCTCGGCAACCTGATCGACCGCGCCCGCCAGCCCGATCGAGCCGCGACCAGAAGAGGGGATCATCCCGCCGTACTGCATCGCCGCCGCCAGCGGCGACGCCCCCGACGCACCAGGCGAACCCAGCCCGCCTCGGCACCGCTCTCCCCAGTACTGCAGCAACGCCTCCACTGCTTCAATCACGGCCCACCTCCAAGGTCAGCGCTGCCGCGCAGCGATGTCAGCCTGCAACCGCTCATGCCGCCGAACAAGCGGCTCGAGCAGCTCAAGCACCCGCAGATAGGCCGGTAAGTCATCACCCACTAGGATGTAATCGATGTTCGACCCGTCGATATCCACATCGAAGAGATAGCGCACGCCAGGCAGCTCGCCCTCGGGGCGCTCGAACTCCTCACGACGATACAAGCGATAGACGCCAACCACATCGTCGTACTGGATAAACCCCATCACCCGAATGAAGTCGTCATATTCCTCCCAGTCTGCCCAATCCGGCCGGAGCATCGCCTCCAGCGTCTCGCTAACACGAACCAACTCCCCACGTTCAATCTTGAAAACCGCCATTTCTGCTCGCTCCTATGTGCCAAACCCGGTTGAAAGAAACCCTATACAGTTTCGCCGCTACCCTAACCAACCCCTAAACAGCCAAACACCCTTCTAAATCAACACTTTCAAGCATTATGGTTAGGGTGGTTATAGTGGTTAGGGTTGTTCGCGCGTAAAGAAAAATTCAGCGCCTCCAGCCCTCCAACAGCAATCGCCCTACGCACGCGCCTGCGCGCGACAAACCCTAACCACCCTATACACCGAGCCAGAACCAGCGCCGTTCGCGTCCTCCAGCTGTTTACGGTTGCCAAACGCAACCCCAACCAACCCTAACCACCCTAAACACTTGCAGGCGTCAGGCCGCCACATTGCCAGCCCCCTTGAACGGCTCGACCCAGCCCTTGCACTTTTCCCACTTCGTCGGGCTCCAGCCGGCCTCAGCCGCCCGGTCGCGGAACGCTTTCACCAGCGCACCCATGGCCCTGGCGTCGCCGACGCTCAAGTTGGGGGGCGGGGAAGGCAGGAAGAACATCGAGAACCGCCGCTTCCCGAAATCGTCATACCAGTGGATCTGCTGGTCCGGCTTGGGCACCTGCGTCCCCAGGAAGCACGACAGCTTCGTCGCCGTCAGCGAGTGTTCCTTGTTCACCGAGCACCATTCCAAGAACAGATCGTGGATATCCGAAGTCAGCGCCACATCGAACGGCACGCCGAGATAGCCTGCACGCCAGTGCACCAAAAACGTCTCCCAGCCTGACCGGGACAGCTCAACCAGCCGCTGCCTTGCGGCCGTTTTCGGCGGCCGGGTGCGCTCGTCGAAGGCACCGAGGTCGAAGCTCAGCAAGTAGTGGTAGAACGCCCGGATGCCATCATTGGCGATCTCCCACGCAACCCGCTTCTGCAGCCGCTCATCCAGCGTCTGCTCCGGCCACATCACGAACATCCGCCGGTCGTTCTCGCTGATCGGCCACGGCAAGATCTCGTTCGAGAGGAACACGGCGTTCATATAGTTCGCCTCCTCCCAACCGTTCACGAATTTCGACTCGATACGCACCGTCTTACCGGTCACCATGTGCTTGATCTTGCCGACCTGGTTGTAGCGCTGGTCCCGGCTCACCACCTCCTCGAAAACCCCGTAGAGCTTGTTCGACTGCCACGCCGTCCAGCTCGAATCCAGCTGGCCCTGGCCAACGGTCGCGCCGTAGTCCCCGTAAATCTCCCGCATGATGTCCGAGAGCAGGAACGACTTGCCCGAGCCCTCCATCGTCGAATGGAGCAGCACCGCGGTATCCATCTTCGCGCCCACGTTCTGCAGCGGATAAGCCAGCCAGCACGTGAGCCAGTGCACCGCCGCCTCATCGCCGTTGCACAGAAACTTCAACATCCGCACGATGCCCGCGCAGCGCTCCATATCCTCGAGCGGCGCCAGCGGCAGCCCCTCGAACGTATTGATGTGCGTCTCCGGGCTCTTGCGCATGCGCGGGTCGAATACCAGATTCGCCGCCGGCACCACCTGCCGCTCCGGGCTGTTCAGCCAGAGCGTGAAGGCATCACCCAGCGCCAACTGCACCGCGCGCGCGGGCAGGCGCTGGCGAAGCTGCCGGTCCCAAATGTCCTGCGACCCGTCCAGATACACATAGCGCTCAGCCGGGGCCATGCCCGGCACCGCCGCCTTCTTCGCCTTGCCCTCCAGCTTCGCCTGGCTGGCCAATCGCTCGGCCTGGGCCTCGCCGATCACCTTCTTCGTCGGCGAATCCATCCACGCCTTCGCCAGCGGCTTCGTCACCAGCGCCTCGAAGGCTGTCTTCTTCATCACCGCCCTGGTGAACTGGTCGTAAACGTTCGTCTTGCCCTCCACCAGCGCAAACCGCTGCGCGACCCGCTCCGCATTCCAGGCCATCCCCCCGCCCCCCTCGTGGGAAGGTGCCGCCTCAGCGGCGGGGTCGCCAGATGGGGTAAGGGGAAGAGGCGCGGCCAGTGCCGCATCCAGCTGCTGCGCTACCGCCTCAAGCCCCCACGCCACGTGCACATCGTTCCAGTCCTGCCCCGCCTCGCCTTCGGCCGGCAGCGTCGGGAATGCCGCGATGCCGCCAACCTCCCCTGCCGCCGCTTCCGCCTTCTTGCGCCCCGGGTTGCCCGGCTTCGCCGGGTCATCGTCGCCGGCGACCACCAGCAGCGCATCCGGGCACTGCGCCGCCAGGTCACGCGCAACCGCCGGCATGTTGCCGGAGTCCAGCGCCATCGCCACCGGCCAACCCTTCGCCATATGCACACTGGCAGCCGTCGCATAGCCTTCGGCCTCGCCGATCACCGTCGCGCCGGCCAGGTCGCCCAGCACATGCCGGCAACCGGCCTTGCGCCCGTACCGAGGGAACAGCTTCGTGCCCTGCTCGTTGATCGCCTGCAGGCTCCACAGCTTGCCCGCCGCATCGCGCAGCGGCACCGCAATGGTTCCGGCCTTGAACATCAGAAAGCTTATGGAGTCCGGGCGCGGCTTCGGCAGGCTGGCGAAGAACTCGCGCACCTCGCTGCCCACCCACACATCGCAGCGCTGCCGCGCATCGTCGATGGCCAGCACAACCGTGTAATGGAAAAAGCCAACGCCAAAGGCCCCCACCTGCTTGCGTTCCAAGTAGGGGCTTTCGCCTTGCGGCTTGCAGTGCTTCGTCCAGATAAGCTCGCACGCGGCGGCCACGGCCTCGCGCATCACTGCCAGCCGCGCCTCGTCCGCCTCGATCTCGGCCTGCCGCAGGGCGCGGCGCGCTTCTGCCTCGGCCTTCAAGCGGCGCTTGTCCTCGGCTGTCAGTTCGCGTTTCTCCGGCTGCCAGCCGTATTCCTTCGCCAGCTTCACCACCGAGGCGATGCCCACGCCGCCCTTGCGGAACGAGCGCCACACCGCCTTCGCATCGGCCGCCTTGTACCCGGCGCCCGACTGGCTCCAGTCGTCCCAGGCATCCCAGCCATCCTGGCCGAACGAATCCTTCACCCCCATACCCACCTGCACCCAAACCTCCCGGCTATCAGCCGGGATAAAGCGCAGCAGGCCGGGCAACTCCGCCAGGGTGATTTGATGGTCAGTCATCACGGCCCCCACGCGCCAGTTTGTCGTACACCGCCGGCGAGCCGTACAGGCTCAGGATCAGCTCGCTTTCCAGCACCAACAGATAGTTCGGGTCCAGCGCCGCCAGCAGCTTGCGAATCGCATGCTGCCCGCCCGCCGTCTCCAGTCGGCGCAACGCCGCCAGCGCCACGCGCTCAAGCTCGGCACGCTCGAGCATGGTCGGGTCTTCAATCCACTGATGCAGATCGGCCGGGCGAATCAGCCCGGCGTCATCCGGCACCGCCTGCGCTTGCGGGCGGCCATAGCCATCGAGGGTGAACAGAATGCGGCGGTGGCGCAGCTCGACGAGCGCGTCGGCCTGGGCATTTGGGGCGGGGCTCTTCTGCCAGTAGGCAGCCAGCGCGGCATAGCACTCGCGCTTATAGCGGATCAGCGCCGGGCGAATGGCCTGGCGGCAGCGCTTCACTTCAACGCCGAACAGCCAGCCATTGAGCATGTCGAGCGGAAGGCAAACGAGGTCACGCTGTTTGCCGTCAGCCGCAACCGTGGGTATGACACGAACGGTTGATTGCAACACCTCATCACGCTTGATGCGCTCGTACTGGCCTTGCCAGTCCAGGCCAATGCCCTCGCAGATCGGCCGCATGGCGACCAGCTGCTGGGTGTCAGTAGTGATGACGGTGAGTGCTTTGCCGAGAAATTCGACGGTATCGATGGAAGTGGTCATGCCGGACGCTCCTGTGCGAGTGCTAAGCACCTGCCGGAGCGTTTCGATGCGCGCCGGCATGGTGGCCGGGAGGTTCGAAACTCGAGCACAGTCGAGCGGGCTTCTTCCCCTTTCGGGTGTTGTATCCGCCGCCCTCCCGGCCATAGCTTTGCCATGACACGGGCGCAAAAAAACCGCATGACTTTCGGGTGCGGGCTGCCGCTGTGCTGAGGAGTTTCGACGCTCCATCCCTCTTGGGACGAGCGAGAGCATAGGCCGGAACACATCGGGAATCAAGCTGGCCTCAACCACGCCGCACCCCCGCATTCCGCTTGTCCTCGAACGCCTGGCACTCGAAGCACAGCCGGCACCCCTTCACCGCCTCGCGCCGGGCCAGCGGAATCTCCACGCCGCACTCCTCGCACTCGGCCAGGCTCACGCCTTCGTAGCGCACACGGGCGGCAATCGCCGCCTCCCGTTCGTCCATCTCGCGCTGTTGCGCCATCTCGAATGCCCGCTCATCCATGGCACACCTCCCCGGCCGCCACGTGCTCCAGCATCGCCAGCTCCGCGCCGGCCACAATGCCCAGCACCTGGCCGATCACCCGGTTCGCGTGGTAACGCAGCGCCTCCACCTCATGCGCCTGCCATACCCGGTCGGCCAGGCCATCGTGCAGGCTCGCCACAAACTCACCCTCGGCATGCA